ATGTTAATCTTGCCCGTAACTACGAAGTACAAGTTACAAACGAGATGGCATAACAACAAAAACCTTAGGGTTAGTTATAGTTACGAATCCCTAGAGAATGGGGGGTGTGAGAGAAATCTCCACCCCCTATTTTCATATTTCCGTTTTGTTTATTACTATTGATACTAGTTAATAATTTTGGAGAATAATTGTGGCCCTATTTCTCATCGATCAAGCTAAAGTAAATGCGTACAGTGCATCTATAAAGTTTGGTAGAACAGTAAAAATATCTTCATTAAAAAATGAAAACTTTAAAGTCTATACAGATGCAGCTACCCCGGCACAGGTAAGCGCTCCATTTGAAATCATTAATACAATAAAAGATTATAATCAAATTTCTAGAATTATAAGTCTTTATTGGAAAGCTAATTTAGTTGATGGCCAATCTTATTTTATAAGAATTGAAAACATTGTAGATTCAGCTGGATCAATGGTCCCTTATGAAATAATAAAATTTACTTACGTTTCTTCCGCTACGCCATCAGATAAAGAATTTGTTGATCCAGGTACAATCCCTGTTTTGATCGAAGATAGATCCGTAAAAACAGAAGTAGACATTAGCTACAATATTATAGCTAAAAATCCTTTATTTTACATAGAAAATATTGACCCAGTTGATGGTGATTTTTATTTATCAAATGATTACAACTATGGAAGAGTCACTGTAACCTTTAACGAAAAACCAGCTTCAAACTTTTTAAACAATAGATATTTTTTGTGCCAAAGAAAGAAAATACAAAAAGGTCCTTCTAGGTGGGAAAACATTACCACAAGTGTGAGCACCCATTCTTGGAGGGCAGAAGTGTATATTGACTTCCCTTCGCTAGACGCAACCCCATCTTATTTTACTGCTGATAAAGATTATTTTGAACAAGGTTATAAATATAGAATTAAAATTTCTAAAGATATTGGAATTTAATATGGCTAATTTTGTATACAAAAAAGCTAAAGAATCTTTATTAAATGGTGAATTTAACTTAAGTTCAAATAGCTTAAAAGTTCTTCTTATTGATAAATCTTTATATACACCAAATGAGAATTCAGACCAATACATCTCAGACATACCAGCAAGTGCTATAAAAAAAAGATCAAATAGCATGACTAATGTGGTTAACTCATTAGGCGTATTAGATGGAGATAATGTTTCCATAGCTGACTACAATGGGCAGTATTTTGATGGGGTAGTTTTATATCAAAGCGGAAGCTCAGATTCTAATTCAAAGTTAATATTTTTTATAGATACTTCAAGTGGTCTACCATTTGTAGGATCTAACAGTGACACTCCTGTTACTATAATCTGGAGTGATTCAAATACTAAAATACTTTCTATTTAGGAGTTTTTGTGGCCACAAACTATCCAGCATCATTAGATAATTTTGTAAATCCAACAGCTAATGATACTCTAAATTCGACTACAGTACCACACCATCAGCAACATACTGATCTAAACGATGCGGTAGAAGGAATACAAACTGTTTTGGGGATCAACCCAGCAGGTTCTCATCTTACGATTAAGGATAGAATCATTGCAGCAGAATCAAATATTTCAACTCAATCAGTTCTAAATGGGATGACAGATGTTACTATAGATTCAGCTGCGAGTGGTCAAGTATTAAGATATAACGGCTCTCAATGGATCAATTATGCAGAGTCAAATCTTGTTGATGGAGGGAATTTTTAAAAATGGCTAATACGCTAAGAATTAAAAGAAGGTCTAGCGCTGGAGCAGCAGGTGCCCCAACAAGTCTTGAGAATGCAGAACTAGCATTTAACGAAGCTGACAATACCCTTTATTATGGTACAGGAACTGGCGGGGCTGGCGGCAGTGCAACATCTGTTATTGCAATTGCTGGTTATGGTGCATATACTACCCTTGGCACAAACCAAACCATTACTGGTAATAAAACTTTTTCTGGAACAATATCTGTTGCAACACCAACTGCAAACGCACACGCTGCTACCAAACTATATGTAGATCAAGCTATGGGTGGAGTCGCTACTGCGTTTACCGTAGCCGCTAATACTGGTTCTAACTTAACAATAACTAGTGGAAGTGACACATTTACAATTGTTGGCGGGACAGGAATAACTACTGAAGCTAGTGCTACAGATACTATAACGATAACAAACCAAGGTGTTGTTTCTTTAACTGGGACAACTAATGAAGTATCTGTTTCCGCATCAAATGGTTCGGTAACTTTAAGCCTTCCAGCTAACGTTACGATTAGTAATAATCTCACTGTAACAGGCGATTTAATCGTTAATGGAAATACAACAACACTTAACACGGCAACCTTAGTAGTTGAAGATAAAAATATAGTTTTAGCCAACACAGCATCTCCAACAGATGTAACAGCAGATGGTGCTGGATTTACAGTGAAAGGTGCAACAGATAAGACCTTTAACTGGATTGACTCAACAGATTCATGGACATCATCAGAGCATATAAATATAGCATCAAGTAAAATTTACAAGATTGATGGGACTTCAGTATTAAGCAACACTACACTTGGTTCAGGTGTTATTAATTCAAGCTTGACATCACTTGGCAATATTGCAACAGGCACTTGGAGCGCAACAGCTGTAGGTGTCGCTTATGGTGGTACTGGAGCAACAGACGCAGCAAATGCAAGGACAAACTTAGGTTTGGTAATTGGTACAGACGTACAAGCTTACGATCCAGAGTTGGCAGCGATTGCTGGACTAACCTCTGAAGCCGATAGAATTCCTTATTTCACTGGAGCGAATACAGCAGCTCTTGCAACTTTTACCGCATTTGGAAGAAGTCTTGTCGATGACGCAGATGCATCTACGGCTAGAACCACATTAGGTCTTGGAACAATCGCAGTACAAAATTCAAATAACGTTACCATTACTGGCGGTTCTATAGACAATATGACATTTGACGGTGGAACCTTTTAATTAGGAAAGGTTTTTCATGACAATACCAAATTTAGTAAAAGGTCAAATAGCCTTAGATCCGGCTAATGACTTACTGTATTATGTAAATGAATCAAATACAATAGTCTCCACATCTTTGTCTTGGGTAAAAAATAATAGCAATATTTCTACAGTAGAAAATGTTGTTATAAGTGGAGACTTAACTGTATCTGGTTCAACAGTAACAGTTAACGTGGAAACTCTTCTAATAGAAGATAATATTATAGTCTTAAATACTGGAGTCACTGGTGCGCCAGCCATAAACGCTGGAATAGAAGTTGAGCGTGGAACTTCAACAAACGTCCAAATTCGTTGGAACGAATCAACGGACAAGTGGCAGTACACTAATGATGGAACTACATTTTATAACATAATTGGTGAAGGAACAGATCTTACTGGAAATCTTACTGGTAACGTCACCGGAAATCTTACTGGTAACGTAACGGGAAATGTTACGGGTAACACAACAGGAAATCTTACTGGTAATGTCACTGGTAATGTCACAGGTAATGCCACAGGAAATCTTACTGGCAATGTGACTGGTAACGTGACTGGAAATCTTAGCGGTAACGTCACAGGGAATGTTACTGGTAGTTTATTTGGAAACGCAGACACTGCAACAAAACTAGCAACTGCTAGAACAATAGAATTAACTGGTCCTGTCACTGGTTCCGCTTCTTTCGACGGATCATCTAATATTTCAATAACAACTTCATTAACAGCTGAATCTACAACTATAGGTAATTTATCAGACGTAACAATATCATCTGCTGCTAATGGTGATTTTTTAAGATACAATGGTTCTTCTTGGATCAATGACGCAGTAGACCTTGGCACTGACACTACTGGCAATTTTGTTTCCGATGTAACCAGCGGCAATGGCATCACGGTCACGCATACTGCTGGAGAAGGTTCTTCAGCAGCTGTTGCAATCAATACCGCAGTTGTTGCTACCTTGAATGATAGCCAAGTTTTAACCAATAAAACTTTAGCTACTCCAAACTTTACTGGGGTTTCTCCAAAGGTCACTTTAGGCGGAGATCTATATGGCAATGTAACTTTAAATAATTTACAAAGTGGTACACTTGACGCATATTTGATGCCAGAAAGTGTAACGTTAGGTGTCCACACTAGTGGAGATTATGTAAGTCGACTATATTCCGGTGCCGGAGTAGAAATAATTTTTACCAATGGCGATGGTCCTGGAGCTAATGCAACAATATCCATTGGGCAACCAATTGGTTTGGATGCTACTCCAAGTTTCGCAGATGTAACAGCAGAACAATTTTATGGCCATGTAACTGGAAATGTCGCTGGCAACCTACTTGGCAATGTCACCGGAAATGTCGCTGGAAATGTCGCTGGTGATCTTACCGGCAATGTAACTGGAAATCTTACTGGAAACGTAACAGGCAACATAACTGGAAACGTTGCAAATGCAACAAATGTAAGCACAACTAATTTATCTGTAAACAGTTTTTCAATTGATCCAACAGGCGCATCAGATGGAAAAGTATTAAAGTATAGTTCTTCATTGGGCAAATTTGTTCCGGCAGACGACAATGTTGCTACAGCAGGATCTTTAAGTGTAAATGATTTAAACGATGTCGATACAACGGGTAAGATAAATGGTCAGTATTTGCGATGGGATCAGCTGACAAGTAACTGGATGGCAGCTGACGTGGACGCCCCATCGAACATAGTATTGGGTTCTAGTACGACTGGAAATTATGTCAAATCAGTTGAAGCTGGCAGTGGAATTATATTATCAAATAATTCAGGTGGCGCAGGAGCTACCCCAACATTTTCCGTAAATACATCGGTTGTTGCAACATTAAATGATACTCAAACTTTAACGCAAAAAACATTAACAAGCCCAACTATTACTGGCGTCTCTCCTGTGATTACTTTGGCTGGAGATTTAACTGGTTCAGCAACCTTGACGAATCTTGGCAATGTAACCTTAACTGCAACAATTGCAGAAAACTCTGTTGCGTTAGGGACCGATACAACTGGAGATTATGTATCTTCATTAGTGGCAGGTACGGGTATAACGCTTGCAAATAATTCTGGCGAAAATTCAACACCGGTTATCTCTATAGGCCAAGAAGTAAATACAAACTCTGATGTTACATTTAACAGCATTACGACTGCTGGAAGTATAACAGTTGCTGGAGACATAAACGTAACAGGTTCACTAACAACAGTCAACCAAACAAGCCTGTCTATTGAAGATCCAATTATTTACCTAAATAGCGGCGCTACTCCAACTGACCCGGATCTTGGTTTTGCTGGCAATTATAATGATGGCATTTATCGACATGCTGGTTTGTTTAGTGACGCATCTGATAGCCATAAATTTAAATTCTTCAAGGGTCTTACTGTTGAGCCAACTCATCCGGTAGACACATCACATGTATCTTATACTGATGCAGATGTTGTTGCTAATACTTTTGAAAGTAAAGTAACAACTGGTTCAGCGCCGTTAGTAGTGGCTTCAACAACATTAGTTTCTAACCTGAATGCCCAGTATTTAAATGGTGAAGCCAGCACATATTATGCCCCAATAGCAAATGCAACCCTTACTGGAACTGTAACTTTGCCAGCTAATACTGTCACAAATTCTATGATAGCTTCAAACACTATCGACTACTCTAAATTAGCTAGTGGACCAGCAACATCTAACTTTAATATTATTTTTAATGATCAAGTTGGGGCTTATACTTTAGTGGTTGGAGATTTAGCAAAAATGGTGACAATTAACAGTTCTTCAGCTGCTATTGTAACAGTGCCAAACATTCTTAATACTGGAGATCAAATTACTGTTTTATCAAAAGGCACAGGAACAATAGAACTTAGGGGAGATACTGGGGTAACCGTAAACGCTACTCCTGGTCGCTACTTGCGCGCACAGTGGTCTTCTGCTACACTAGTAAAACTAGGAAACAATAGCTGGTTGGCTATCGGAGATTTGAAAGCTTAATTTATGTCAAGTGGAGATAAAACAGGTTCAAGAAAAGCAGCTAAGCCTACAATAGCCGCACGGAACTCCTAAAGGTACTGCTAACGCGACAATCACTGCTGCAGGCTTTGTTGTTGGCACAGTAACTAATGTGCCGATATACATTCCTGATAGCCCGCTTTATGAAACAGTTGCCACAAGTCTAACTGACGCTTCTGTAGTCCCAATAGGGACCACTATAGATTATTCTGTGGTTAGTCCGTTCTTCCCACCTTATTTCCCACCGTTTTTCCCACCGTTTTTCCCACCTTATTTCCCTCCGTTCTTCCCACCATTCTTTCCACCGTTTTTCCCACCGTTTTTTCCACCGTTTTTTCCACCGTTTTTCCCACCGTTTTTCCCACCGTTTTTCCCACCGTTTTTCCCACCGTTTTTCCCACCGTTCTTCCCACCGTTCTTCCCACCGGCGTTTAAGTAGATGGAAATTGTTGACCAACAACATATTCAGCAAAATAGGTTAAGAATATGTGAACAATGTGATTCTTATATTAAGTTAACACAACAATGTAAAAAATGTGGTTGTTTTATGAAAATAAAAACTAAATTAAAAAACGCTACATGTCCACTTCAAAAGTGGTAGTATTATATTACTATAATTAAAGATTTTCTGTACAGAAAGAGGAAGACATGGCTTTTAGCGGTTCAATTTTTGGTGTAAACAACACGCTACTTTTAAAAAGATCAGACACAACCACTCAGGAACCAGCTTCACTTGCGCTTGGCGAATTGGCAATTAACGTAGCTGATGGTAATTTATTTTACAAGAACAGCACAGCCAATGCAATAATACGGAGTTAATTTAATATCCAATGTTATTGGAACGGCAAACCAAGTTACAGTTTCGGCCAATGCCACTTCTGGAGTTTATACTCTAAGTCT